AGAAAGGAAAGACTAATGAAATCAAAGACTTACAAGAAACAAAAAAAACTTATTGACATTTATGATGAGTCTGCTATACTAGATGAAAATGTAGATGAGTTTTTATTTGGGCAAGATGACGATACTATTGTTAGTACAGTCAATCAAGTTGAAGATGAAACTTATGATTAATAAATAACAAAGGGAGTATAAAATGAGTGGAGTAAAAAATTGGTTAATGGAAATGCAAGAACATTCTCAGTACTTAATAGACACAATGCAAGTAGATGAAGCAAGAAAACATTTCATAGATAAATATGGTGAGTCTCAAGTAAGTGTATTTAATGATGAGTATTCTTTTATGATGAGTGAGGGATACATTTATGAATAGATATGTAATAGTATGGTTCTTACTAGGAATAGTATGGGCATGGGGATTGATTGCAATAGTTGGAGTTTTAATAGGATATAATAAAGATGTTGCAGACATTTATCATATCGAACAAAATAAAATACCCAATGCAATTAATACAGTTGAAACAATACCAGTTGAAGTATATAAATTAGAAAGGACAGATGATGAGTTGTGAGTACCATGAGCAATATCTAGAAAACAAATTAGATATGTGGCGAGAAGAAATTTATAGTGAGTATGAAAAGTATTTCTCACCAGAAGAAATAGATATATTACAAAGAATTATGTTTGACGAGTTAGACATGGACACAATGAAAGAAAAAATGATAGACTTCTTTAATGATAATCCTTGCCCGTCAGAAGATTTAATATCGGGAGAACAATACTTTGATATGTTAGATTATAATAATTGTAATGAGAAAGAATTAAGAGATAGACTAATAACAGACTTAGGATAGGGGGAACAATGGGAGCAGACAAAGTAGTAGCAAGACTAAGATATATTCTAGATGAATTCAAACAAGAAAAGAATATACCTTATTACAGAATAGAAGATATAATAAAACATTTTGATAGAGAACAAAGTGATATGCTTGATACTTTATATAAAGAATCTAGTAATATAACTTGACTTTTATAAATAAAAATGTTATAATGGGGGACTTATGTTTAGACGAATAATAAAAACAATGTGGGGTCAAAATCCAGAAACAGATATAGATGGGTATGATAGTCCAGACCCAGATGATTTGACTATTGACAACGCATATAAAACTAGATGGATATGGTATCATACTATATTAGGAATAGAATTATTTATAATAATAGTATTGTTAACAGGAATACTAGTAGTATTGGGAGTTAAGCTATGACTAAAAAAGGATTTACAAAGTTTGATATTGACTTATCTTACGGACAGATACGAGAAGATAAAGTCAAAGAAATGTTTGAAAGTAAAACGATTGAAGTTAAAAGTGAAAGGTCATGGTGGAGAAAGACTGGCAACATAGCAGTAGAGTATGAGTATAGAGGTAAGCCTAGTGGTATATACAAAACTGAAAGTGATTACTGGTTTCATAGATTAGAATTAAAAGAAGGTGAGTTCTGTACTCTTGTGTTCCCTACAAAAGTATTAAAAGGAATTGTAGATAAGTACAAAGATAAACTAACTAAGAATGTTGGTGATAGTAATGCATCTAAGTGTGTGATGATACCAATTAAAAAAATATTCAATGAAGATTTTTATTCAATGAGTGAGTAATGCAATCTTATAAATTATTATTTAACAAAGACTTTGAAAATTTTGTTAGTGAATATATATCAAGTTCACTAAAAGAAAAAGATATTATTGTACAAAGAAGAACAATAAAAAAACTACTAAGAGAATCACAAACATATTGGACTTTAATAAAAAGAGGGGAGCGACTATATGACTACGATAACAAATGAAGCTAGAGAATTGTTCCGTGTTTTAATCAAGGGCGATTTAAATGAGGACAGTATTACATGGTACATACAAACAGTTTGGGATTGTTTACCTCAAGTAAAAATCAAAGATAATCAATACCTTAGCTACCTTAAAGAACAAAACAAGAACATAAGACAAAGAAACCATTTACGAATTGTGGATAACAATAAAAAAGTTCTTGACAATGAAATCGAATCGTGATATAATCTATATAGATTTTTAAAGAGTTATTATTTTAATTATAATAAAAACAATAATAACATTTTAAAATATTTTTAAATAGGATTTTTATGTTCTATTTTTAAATACCGCATTATGTTGTTGACAAGTAGATTGTTCTATGATATAATGCAAACATTAAAATAACATTAACAAATAACATTAGGAGAAAACATTATGGCTACAGTTCAAGGAAAAGCATACTGGGCATCTATCACTAGACCCAATACAACTTTCGACCCTGTTTATCAGATTGACTTAGCAGTTGATGATGATGTTGCTAAAGACTTTAGTAGCAAAGGTATCACTGTTAAAGAAGATGAGCGAGGTAAGATTGTTAAATTCAAACGCAGAGTAAATCGTGCAGATGGTACGAGTAATCCTGCACCTAAGCTAGTTGACTCTGCTAAGAATTCTATTGATGTTCTTGTAGGTAACGGTTCACAAGTGAAAGTTATGTACAAAGAATACGATTGGAATTACGCAGGTAAATCTGGTGTAGGTTTAGACTTACAAGCTGTTCAAGTTATCGACTTAATCCCATACGGAGAAGAGTTTGATAAGGTTGATGGCTTCGTCGCAACCGATTCCGTTGATGAATTTTAATTAACTTAAAATGATTGGGGCGACACAATGGATAACAATAACTTTGTTAAGTATCACATAGCTTGTGATAAGTGTGGGAGTAGTGACGCAAGAAGTGTAAATAAAAATGGTAGTTCTTACTGTTTCTCTTGCAACACTTACTTCCCACCAGAACAAACTAATATAGATGAGGGCGACACAATGGGCATACAAGCAGTTCAAACAAAACCAATAATAATAGAAAATAACGTAGGTACTTTTAGTGCTATCGGCGATAGATGTATCAACGAAGACACAGTAAAAAAGTATGGGGTCAAGGTTATCAGCGACGCAAGTGGCACGATAGACAGACACATCTACCCATACTATGACTCGACTGGTTCTCTTTTAGCTACCAAGACTAGGTATGTGAAGAATAAACAATTCTCGATAAAGGGTTCAACCTCTGACTCTGGATTGTTCGGTCAGCAGTTATACAATGGTGGTAAATATGTTACCATAACAGAGGGTGAGATTGATGCGTTATCAGTCTATCAATTACTTGGTTCGAAGTATGCAGTAGTTAGTATCAAGAATGGTGTTGCGTCTGCCCTCAAAGATATTAAGAAAAGCTATGATTGGTTAGACCAATTCGATAACATTGTTATTAACTTTGATAATGATGATGTCGGTAGAGAAGCAAGTAAGAAAGTTGCAGAGTTGTTCGCCCCATCAAAGGTTAAGATATTAAAATTACCAGAAGGATACAAAGACGCTAACGATTTACTTAAAGCTAATAAGTATCAAGAGTATATTAAATCATGGTGGAATGCACCTACCTATGCACCAGACGGTATCATTAAAGGTGAGTCACTACTAGAAGAAGTACTTGCTCCAGTCGTAAGGTCAACAGTTAATTATGGTTGGCAAGGACTAGACGAGATGACTTATGGTATTCGTAGTGGTGAGTTGGTTACATTTACTGCAGGTACAGGACTTGGTAAAACTTCTATCATAAAAGAATTAGTATACAATCTATTCAAGAATACAGAAGAAAAGATTGGTATGATTATGCTTGAAGAAAGTCCTAAGATTACCGCACTAGATATCATGAGTGTAGAAGCTAATCTACCTTTGCGTAGACCAGACATTCACATGAGTGATGAGGACAAGAGAAAATATTTTGATGCTACTGTTGGTACTGGTAGGTTCTACTTCTATAAACACTTTGGTTCTAATTCAGTAGATAACATTGTATCTAGAGTTAGGTATATGGCTAAGGCTTTAGATTGTAGATATATTGTACTCGACCATGTTAGTATGGTCGTATCATCTCAAGAGTATGGAGATGAAAGAAAGGCACTTGATGAGATTATGACAAAGCTCAGAACACTTGTTGAAGAAACAGATATAGCTTTGGTTCTTATCTCTCACTTGCGTAGACCAGATGGTAAGGGACATGAAGAAGGGGCAGCAACTTCTCTATCACAACTTAGAGGTTCGGCTTCTATTGGTCAGTTATCTGATATGGTTATTGGTCTTGAAAGAGATGCACAGAATGATAGTCCTACTGTAAGGAATACAACTTGCGTAAGAGTATTAAAGAATAGATTCATAGGTATGACTGGCCCAGCTACATATCTATACTATGACAAAGAAACTGGTAGACTACACGAGACTGAGAAACCAACTGGTGAAGAGTTTGAAGATGAAACATTATAACAAGGGCGAAACTAATGAGAGTATTTTTAGATGTTGAAACGACACACATTGTCAATAACAGATTACCCGACAGGATATTTCTTATTGTATGTAAGAGTGAGAAAGGTATTACATACTTTAGAGAGAATGAAATGGATAAGTTTGTTTCTTATATTGATAACTACAATGAGTTTGTTGGACATAACATTATAGGATTTGATGCACCAGTTATTAAAAAGATTGTTAATATTGACCTACATGATAAAGGTAAAGTCATTGATACTTTAGTTTTATCGAGACTGTTCGACCCAGTTAGAGAGGGTGGACATTCTTTAAAATCTTTTGGAGAGAGATTAAAGTTTGGTAAGCTAGACTTTAAAGACTTCTCTGAATACTCTGATGAGATGCTTGAGTATTGCATCAGAGATGTAGAGCTTACGGAAAAAGTTCTTGGTTATTTGATTAGATACAACCCAGACTTTTCTCGTGAGGCGATTAGACTAGAGCATGAGACATCTAGGATAATCACACAACAAGAGAACAATGGTTTTCTTTTTGATGTAACGAAGGCAGACCTTCTGTTAGGTAAGTTAAGAGAGAAGATAAATGAAATTGAACAGAAGGTTAGAGAACGATTTACACCACTGCCAACCTTCGTCAAGATAGTTAAACCTCGTTATCGTAAAGACGGTTCTCTGAGTACGGTTGGACTGAATAGTCTGGGACAGGGGTGGGTCAATGTTATGGGAGATTTTTCTCTCATAGAAATGAAAGAGTTTAATCTTGGTAGTCGACAACAGATTGCCAGACATCTCCGACACTTTGGTTGGAAGCCGACTAAGTTTACTGAACACGGACAACCAATAGTAGATGAGAAAGTTCTACAAGGTATTACAAATATACCAGAAGCAGAACTTATCAAAGAGTTTCTACTACTGCAGAAACGAATTGCTCAAGTTGAATCTTGGGTAGAAGCAGTAGCAGAAGACGGGAGAGTACACGGAAGAGTGATAACCAATGGTGCTATCACTGGTAGAATGAGCCACCAGTCGCCCAATATGGCTCAAGTTCCTGCAGTGTATTCTCCCTACGGAAAAGAATGCAGAGAACTTTGGGTAGTTCCAGAAGGCTATAAACTAGTGGGAGTAGATGCTTCTGGTCTTGAGTTAAGAATATTATCCCACTACATGAACGATAAGGAATATATAGATGCTATCATTAATGGAGATATACACACAACAAATCAAAATCTTGCAGGTCTTAGCAGTAGAGACCAAGCAAAGACTTTCATCTATGCCTTCATTTATGGGGCAGGTGACGAAAAACTCGGAGCTATCTGCGGCGGGTCTAGAAATCATGGGAAGGCGATTAAAGATAGATTTCTCAGAGGTACTCCAGCCCTTGCAAACTTTAGAAAGCGAGTGGACAAAGCTACTGGAAAAGGTTGGCTCAGAGGAATCGACGGAAGAAGACTCAAAATCAGAAACAGACACTCCGCCCTCAACACCTTAATACAAGGTGGTGGTGCGATAGTTATGAAGAAAGCTTTGATTCTTTTAGATGAACAAGTTAATAAACATAAACTAAATGCAAGACCTGTTGCTAATGTTCACGATGAGTTTCAATATGAAGTACTGGAATCTCAAGCAGAAGACTTTGGTAATCTTGCAGTTGATTCTATTGTCAATGCAGGTAAAGAACTAGGAATTAGATGTCCTTTAAATGGAGAATATAAATATGGAAACAACTGGCAAGAAACACACTAAGACTTTAGATACATTAGTTGATGATGTAAATGATGTACTCATTGGTATCTCTAGTGGTAAAGCACCAGATGTTAGTGAAGGACAGATAAATAAATTTTTAAACAATACAAAACTTGCTCTGCTAGATTGGTTACAACCAAGAAAAAGTTCTGGTAAAGGTTTAAGAATGTCTGTCATTGGTAGACCTGCTCGTCAACTTTGGTATGATAATCATATAAAAAGAGATGACAAAGAAGAAGTATATGACCCTTCTATGCAATTAAAATTTTTATATGGTCATATCTTAGAACACTTATTATTGTTTCTTGTTGAAGTATCTGGACACACGGTAACTGCACAACAAAAGAAAGTAAAGGTAGAAGATGTCAATGGTCACATGGACTGTAAGATTGATGGTGAAGTTGTTGATGTTAAGTCTGCTTCTGCCATGTCATTTAAAAAGTTTAAGAATGGAACTCTATATGAAGATGACCCGTTTGGATACATAGCACAATTAGCAGGTTACGAACACAATGAAGGTACAAGTAACGGAGGATTGTTTGCAGTAAACAAATCGTCTGGAGAGATTGCATTATTTAGACCAGACGAACTAATGAAACCAAATGCAAAAGATTTAATTAATAACTTAAAGGAAAAACTAAAACAAAATGAACCACCTGAAAAATGCTATCAACCAATTCCTCATGACAAAACTGGTAACCTTAAACTTCCTGTTGGGTGTGTGTACTGTTCTCATAAGTTTGTTTGTCATTCTGATTCTAATGATGGCGACGGACTCAGAGTGTTCAAGTATGCTAACTCAAATGTATTCATGACTAAAGTAGTTAACAAACCAAAAGTTGAGGAGATAACTGCACAGTATGAATAGAAAAAAAATAAAAGTATTAAGACAAAAAGCTAAAGAGTTTTTAGTTTTGTGGTTACAATCTTTACTTCCAGAAGAAGAAAAAGATAAAGTTAACATAGATAATATATTAAGTTTAATGCCACAACAAACTCATTACATACATAACTTTCAAATACATTTAAGTGCTTGGTCATTTAAATGGGTAATGAAAAGATTAAAAAGAAATCCACATTGGACATTTGAAGACTTACAACAAAGTGCTTCACCTAGTGCACGACAACTTAGAAAAGAAAGGATGATAGATGAAGGTCCGATATCGTTCTAAATTTGAAGAGAACATTGTTAACGAAATTAAAAAGAAAAAGATAAGATATAAGTATGAAGAGTATGAGATTGATTATATTCAACCTGCTATTGATAGGACTTACTTACCAGACTTATACTTTCCAAAGACAAACATATTCGTTGAGTTAAAAGGAAGATTAACTATCGAAGATAGAAAGAAACATTTATGGATACAAGACCAAACAGATTTTGATATTCGTTTTTGTTTTATGAATGCAAACAATAAAATAAGAAAGGGTTCTAAAACTAAGTATAGTGATTGGTGCGAAGCTAATAATTTTATTTGGTGTGATAAAGATATACCTTTAGATTGGATGAAATAATGAAGATAACTAAAGAGAAGGCTTACATAATACTAACACCTAACACACCAAGAGAAGGTGATGTAGGATTAGAAATGATAAACTATACTGAAGACCCATCAGTTGATACTATATCGTATGGTATTCGTTGGTTGGTAACTAATAACCCAGAGCTTTTATATTACATAGGAGCTAGAGAAATGGAAATGGAAGTAATAAATAGCTTAGCGAAAGGAAGAATAAAAGATGAAGACCCAAGCTTACATTGATAGAGCAAAAGATATAGTCTCTACTGATAGAGAAAAAACACACGGTAACAAAAAAATAAACCACGATAATATTGCAAAGATGTGGTCAGCTTATCTTGACTTTGACATTAGCGGTCGTGATGTCGCATTGATGATGGTATTATTAAAAGTTGCAAGAACTAAAGCAGGTTCGCATAACACAGATGATTATGTTGACATGGTTGGTTATAGTTCTATTGCAGGTGAATTAGCGGAAGGAGAAACAAATGACTAATAATAATTATTTACCAACGACCTATCAACAATTTATACATGCATCAAGGTATGCAAGATTTGTTGAGTCAGAAAAAAGAAGAGAGACCTGGGAAGAAACTGTATCAAGATACTTTGACTTTATGCAGGAACATTTAAAAACTAATAACAAATATAGTTTACCAAAAGATTTAAGACACGAACTAGAAAACGCAGTTCTTAGTTTAAGTATCATGCCTTCTATGAGAGCTTTAATGACAGCAGGAAATGCTTTAACAAAAGACCACACTGCTGGTTATAATTGTAGTTATATGCCTATCAATGATGTAAGAAGTTTTGATGAGATAATGTATATACTTATGTGTGGTACTGGTGTTGGTTTCTCTGTTGAAAGAGATTATGTAGAACAGTTACCAACTATTGCTGAAGAGTTTGAAGATAGTGATACTGTTATTGTAGTACAAGATAGTAGAACTGGTTGGGCAAAATCTTTAAGAGAACTACTTGCTATGTTATATGGTGGTCAAGTTCCAAAGATAGATGTAACTAAAATAAGACCAGCAGGAGCTAGACTTAAAACATTTGGTGGTCGTGCTAGTGGACCTCAACCTCTTGTAGATTTATTTGACTTTGCAATTACCACATTTAAAAACGCTTCTGGTAGAAAGCTTGACGCTCTTGAGTGTCATGATTTAGTTTGTAAGATTGGAGAAGTTGTTGTTGTAGGTGGTGTTCGTAGGTCAGCTTTAATATCATTAAGTAATATACAAGATGATAGACTTCGTAATGCTAAGAGTGGTTCTTGGTGGCTTGATAATGGACAAAGAGCATTAGCTAATAACTCTGCATGTTATACTAGACGACCAGACATGGCTTTATTTATGTCTGAATGGAAAGCTTTATATGATAGTAAGTCTGGTGAGAGAGGTATCTTTAATAGACAAGCCGCTATTGATAAGGCTAAAGAAAATGAAAGACGAGATAGTGACCATGAGTTTGGTACTAACCCTTGCTCTGAGATTATACTAAGACCATATCAATTCTGTAACCTTACAGAAGTTGTTGTTCGTAGTGCTGATACTAATAAAATACTAAAAGAAAAAGTTAGGTTAGCCACAATACTTGGTACATTTCAATCTACTCTTACTGACTTTAAATACATTCGTAAGATATGGAAACAAAACACAGAAGATGAAAGACTATTAGGTGTATCTCTTACTGGTATTATGGATAGTAAACTTACTAACAATCCAGATAAAGGATTCTTATCTAACTTAAAAAATGTTGCAGTAGATACTAACAAAGAGTTTGCTAAACGATTAAAGATAAAACAATCTGCCGCAATCACTTGTGTAAAACCTAGCGGAACAGTAAGTCAGTTAGTTGATAGTGCTTCTGGTATTCACACCAGACATAATCCTTACTACATAAGAACAGTTAGATGTGATAAGAAAGACCCTCTGACTCAGCTTATGATAGACCAAGGAGTTCCTAATGAACCAGATATAACTAAACCAGATTCAGTTATGGTGTTTTCTTTTCCTACCGCATCACCAAGTGGTTCAGTAACTAGAAATGATATGTCAGCTATACAACAATTAGAGTTGTGGTTGAAGTATCAAAGAGAATGGTGTGAGCATAAACCTTCTGTAACTGTGAGTGTTAGAGAAGATGAGTGGATGGAGGTTGGTGCTTGGGTATATAAATACTTTGATGAAGTTTCTGGTATTAGTTTCTTACCTTATACTGACCACATATATAAACAAGCTCCTTATCAAGACATAGAAAGAAAAGAATATCTTGAATTAAAAAAGGATATGCCAGCTACTATAGACTTTAGTCAGCTTGTTAATTATGAATCAGAAGATAATACTACAGGCTCTCAAGAGCTTGCGTGTACTGGTGGTGTTTGTGAGTTAGTTGATGTCACTGCACCACAGGAGGATTAAAGATGACAAAGAAAAAGAAAGAAGGAGTTATCGCTAGTTATAGTGTTATAGTCAACACTGAAGGACAGTTGATATCAGAAGTGTCAGCTCTTCCAGAAGATGAAGCAGATATTATGAATGAAACATTTAAAAGGAGTGAAGAAGAGAAACATTTTTATATTGGTCTTGTAAAAGAACTTAGATTAAAGTTTAAAGAACTAGAACAATGGATTCAAAAATATGTTTCATCTATTAACTAATGATATATTTTGTATACGGAACATTAAAGAAAAACCACAGACTAAACTGGATACTAGAAGAGTCAGAGTTTGTAGGTGAGTGTGAAACATTACACAGTGAGTTTGATATAAAAGATTTTTCTCAAGGTTGTTTTCCTATTGTATATAGGAAAGAACCAGGATATAAAATTAAAGGTGAAGCTTATAAATTAAAGGGTGATGTTGAACGGAGTGTTCATTTGTTAGAGATAGGAGCAGGATATAAACCTGCAGAAATAAAGATAGATAAAGATGTTAATGAGAAATGTATTATGTTTGTTTACCCAGCCAAGCCTACAATGGCTATCTCTGATAGCTTTATATCTACCAGAGACAACACAAAAGAATGGTTAAATCCTTAGACTTCCTCTACAGGAACAAACTTTCCTTCACAGAAATAATCAAAACCTTTAAGTTTCATTCCATCATAGTTTCTAAATTCATGTAACAATGAATCTACTAATATAACTTTATTATCAAACAAATAGTCTTGACATTTTGATTCAGATATGAAATGCATATCTTCTAGATATGTCATGCGAGTTTCATCTACATCCGCATATGAAAGCATCACGGATAATATCCAAATCATTTCTTAACTAGACTTCCGCCGAAGTATAATCCTGTAATTGCAGCTACCAAGTTGGTATCAAGAGGTGTAATAACTATTCCTCTATGAGCCATCGGTATCCATTGCATAACTTCTTTACCTTCAAAGAATAAGAAGCCAGGTTTAAATTCTAAATAACCTACGATTACTTGTGCTTGTGGGTCTATTAGTGGTAATATTTTAGGAAGAACTACGATAGCAAAGATAGCAGTTAGTGCTATGATTCTTCGTGTCCATTGGAATCCTACGTTCTCATATTCTCTAGCTTCTTTAAAAGCTTCTGTCTGAACTTCTGCTCTTTGTATAAGCATCTTTTGTTCAGCTTGTTTAGCTTTAATACTTTGAGACCATATACTCATAACCCCACCGAGCACTGTTGAACCCAGCATGGTTATCATTTCAAACGGAATACCCATTTTACAATCCTAATTTAGCTCTAATCTTTTTGATTAGTTCTTTTACTTTTTCTATCATTTTATCTCCTTTTTAGGGGGGTGCTAAGGTATCAGACACCTCCGATTTGTTAATCCTCGTGCATCCTAGAGCGTTTTTTTTCGTCTAAAATGCACTAAAAATTGCCTCCTGCCCCAAACACGAGGTTATTTTACTTTTATTGTTTTAGCTTTCTTTTCTTCTGGAAGATTAAGTTTCATCTTAATTAAAAGTATACCGTCTTTTAATTCAGCATCTTTTACTTCAAGATGTTCTGCTAAAGTCCACTTACGAGTGAAAGACCTAGCAGCTATTCCTCTGTGAAGAAAACTATTCTCTTCATCTTTGTTTTCTTTTGAAGCTGATACAGTTAATGTATCTTCTTTTACTTCAACATTGACATCGCTCTTACTGAATCCAGCTAAAGCCATCTCAAGTTCGTAACCATCATTACCTATCTTACGTATATTGTAAGGTGGATAACTCGGTGCTTCAAAGTCTGAGAGTGAAGATAGTTGGTCGAACAATGAATCGAATCCAACTGTTAAGTTTTTAAATGGGTCTGCATTAAATACAAGACCTCTTCTATTTGTAGGTAGGTTCATAATTAACTCCTTTCATTAAGCAAGTTATTGTTGTTGTTATATTTAGAATGCTACCTTAGCCATTCCAAATCTCTAGTAGAAACCTTAGTATTTCTACAATAGTATCTTCCATATTATAACATAAAAATATTTAATTGTCAACTATTCTTTGCCTCCAAAATTAAATTTAATTCCTGCTCCTATAGAATCAAGACTTCCTGTAATACCTATATTATATTTACCATCTTCGCTTGTATATCCAACATAAGTGTCACCCATAGCATCAAATGTATATTTATCTTGTATCTGTTTAACAATATTAGTTTCTTCGATTGGTTCAGGATTAGCATATGTTATGTTAAAGTCATTAAGAAATGAATTATTATTAAAGTTTTGTTTAACAGTTTTAGTATTCATTGACTCTTTAACCATGCCACTTTCTTTTATAGATTTCATATTAGCTTCCTGGTTTTCTTTAAGTTGTCTGGCTTCTCTTTCATCTCTAGTTTCTTGTCTAGTTTCTTTATTACCACCACCACCTTGACCTTGACCTGGACCTGCTCTACGTCCACCTTTTAAACCACCTCTACGAGACTGACCTTGACCACCATATTTAAATGGTTTTCTTTCTGGAATTATTTGTGATTCATTCAAACTATTATATAAATTTATAGCTTTATCAAAATCTTCTTCTTTGTAATATAAACCAGGAGGAACAGAATTACTTTTATTTTCAACTACAGTTATAACTTTCATTAAATTTTTCATTTGATTGTTATCATTAAAATCTAATTTTTTTGGTAACACTTTATTTAAATCTTTATAATAACTTTTATATACTTTTCCAGATTCATCATTTTGTGCATACTTATTTATAATTCTTTTAAGGTCGTTTGTTTGATAGTTTTTTATAACATTAATTATATCAACTAATCCTTCTTCTTTACTATTATATTTTCTATAACTAGTCCCTGTTTTTTTTCCTTCATAAGTTTTACCACCCCAAGTTTGACCACCAAACGTACCCTTTTTAATATTACCTGGATTATTATTTATATAAAATTTATTAATAGCCTCTTGTCTTTTAACAGGAACTTTAACTTTTTCTTTATCTATGTTAGCTCCTTCACTAGCTTTTATTCTTCCAAAGTATTCTACTAAATCTAAGGGACTTGTTCTTGAATACCCTGAACTACTATAACGAGATAGTTTGTTAGAACCCGAATCAAAAAGACCATAGGCTAAGTTTCCAACCTGCATAAATTCATGTAAAAATCTTTTGCTTGACATTCTACTCATTAATTATTTTCCTTAAGTTTAGTTACTAATTGTTTGACGTATCCACCTTTGTTATACCTTAATGATTCTCCAGGTCTAGAAGCAGATTGTCTTTTTATTTGTTGTTTATAGTTAAATGGTTCTTTATATATCATAAATGGAATACCAACTCTATCTAAAGCTGCTCTTATTGTTGGTAGTGGAATTACTTTATAAGCATTTCTAACTGCTTTATCGTAATCTCCAGTTATTGCCCCCACTGTTGTTTGACCTATATCATTTATAATACTAGCTCCTGGAAAAAATTCTAATACATTTTCAGAACCATAACCAACAGTTTGATTTAATACACTAGTAGGTAGCCATCCTAGATTACCAGATAAATTTAAAGCATGTCCAAGCCACTTATTAGTATCTGTTTCTACATCAGTTTTAATTTCACCGTATCTTGCAAATTCTCTTAAATTATAAATAGCACCATAAACAGTTAAAGCTCCTAACATTCTAAATAGTTGAGCTTGTTCGCTACTTTCTGCTCTTGCTATAAGAGCATTTGTTTGTGAAGATTTTGCTTGTGCCCAAGAACTAAACTGACCTAGTATTCTTAACATAGGATTTCTTGTTTGCGTAAAAAGTAATCTGTTACCAACAGTTGGTATAATAGCATCTCTATCAGCAGCCTTTGAACCTATTTTATTTAATATTGATTTAGCTACATCATCACCAAGAGCATCATCAATATTTCTAAAAGAACCTATTTTAAGTATGTCATCAAAAGAATTAATACCTAAAGTACTTAAATGTTTTATGTCTTCAAGAGTAACTCTATCTATATTTTGTAACTCATCTAAAGATTTAGCATTATTTTGTTGTGCTTTTATAGCTAAAGCTCTAGCTGTTTTGTGACCGTCAACTAAACCTACATTAAAAGCATATCTTCTAGCAAGGCTGGTTATACCTTCTAATCCAATATACTTAAAAAACTTTTCATTAGACTTACCAATTAAATCTAAGTATCTAGTGTAGCCACCTTGCTCAGCACCAGTAAACATATCTTTCATTAAAGTTCTAGTTAAACCTTCATCTGCTATTGCTAAAGCTTCTGCTCCACCTTTTTCGTTTTTAGCTCTTAGTGAAGTTCTATAAATTCCTTGTAACGAAGAACCAAACCATCTACTGTTTTGCATAGGTTGAATTAAATCACCAAGGTTAGCTATAGTAACTTTATCCATCATAGTAAAGTTACCAAGAGTAGAAAGAGTAGCTATAATATTTCTTTCAATTTGATTACCAACTCTTCCGTGTCTACCAAAGAAAGAATTAACAGCATTGACCATGGCTTCTTTATCACCATCTAATTTTGTTTTAGCAGAGAAAGGTAACTCATTTACTTTTTTAACACCAAATTCTTTTTTGTATTGGTCATTAAGTCTTGTAAAATATCCTTTTAATAACTGTCCTTCAGCTCCAAATTTTCTAGCAAACTCTACAGACTTGACACTATTTCTTACTAAATCAGAAAGAACAGCACCCACATCATTTATTAAATATTTTTCCATTATTTTTTCTACATCATCATAAGAACCTTGAAGTATTCTTTCTTTATTAATGTGTTCACTGAGAGGTAAAATAAATTTAGATTTAGATTTTGTGTCTGTTAATTGTGATGCAGTTTTATCTAACAGTTGTCTTTCAAACGAAGCTGTTTGTCCTTCAAAATATTTTTCAGCGGCTTTTCTAGCTTCTGCTGGTGTTAATGGTTTTTTAGTATAAGCAGGAGTGCCATCTCGATTTGTACCTATTCTAACTTTATTGTTTTTACTAGCATTTTTAGTTATATTTTGGAAAACTTTTCCCATATCTTTTAAAAAAGCTAACTTGCTTTCTTTAGATTGATTAACTATTGCAAAATTAATTTTTCTTGGAAAGTAATTAGCTATAATTTCAGACTCTTTTATACCTACTTGATTGTAGTAAGTTCTAAAACTTCCTAAAAAATCTTTTATTCTTACAGCTAAGTCTTGAGCTTCTTTTGAAAATGTTCCTTTTGCTCCTCTTACAATAGCAAGTGCTTCTTCTTGTTGTTGTAGTGTGGTGTTACGAAGCACACCTTTTTTACCATAAATAGCTCTTACAAACATTTGAAATGTTCTTTGACTAGAAGACTCTATGTTTTGTGAGTATCCTGTAAGTCTAGCACCTTCTCCTTTTATAACTCTACCTAATGCATCTAGTCTTGGAGTAGTATCAAACTTACGAAACATCATATTAGAAAACTCATCTACCACTCCACCCCTTGCAGAAAGTTTTGTAGATTGACTAGTTGCTAATCCTAAATTAAATCTATTAGCTCCTTCAAGTGCTCTTCCAAAATTACTTATATAATTTCTTAATAGTTGAGTTGAGAATTCTATCTGAGTATTTTTTGGAATACCTTTTAACATTCCACTTCTTAGTGCTCTACTAGCAAGACCTAATGAAGCTCCAGCAGCTACATAATTTTGAAAACCATCCTCTGAATCAGCCCATATAACTCCAGCACCAGCTCCCATACCAGCACCTATAATCGGTCTTGTTAAATTAATTGCTAAAGCTCTTCCTATTTGAGATTTTAAACCGCCTATAGCATGTATTTGTTCTATTACAGCTACATTATAATCATATTCTTTTTTGGCTTGTCGTTCTATTCCAAGTTTAATTTGTTTATTTAGTTCTCTAGCAACTGAATTTGGACCTAATTTTTTTATTCCTGCTTCTTTTAAAAGTTTTACCTCAGCTGAACTTAAATTTTTTATTAAAGTTTCTAAAGCTTTAGGGTCATCAGATTTTAAACCTAGTTCGTTTATTTTTTTTATTATATTTTGTTTAGGTAAAATAAAGTTAAGGTAGTTATTATCTTCTGCAGCAAGTTCTTTAAATAGTCTTTTTATTTCAGGAAGACTACTTATTTTTTTGACTTGGTCTAATTGTTTTTGTGATAAGTTTAAACTTTGAACTTGATTCTTTTTTAGTAATTCTTCAACAGCTTCTTTTTTTAATTTATCACCACCAAAAAACTTAGGTGCTACTTTACCAGCAACTTTACCTATACCAGCACTAATACCCATAGCTACAGGAGAAAGAACAGCACCTGCCGTAGCTCCAAATAAAATATCATCACCTGTTAACTCTTGACCAGTTGCACTTTTTTTTAGAGCTGTAGTACCACCACCAACTGCTGCTCCTAAACCTGCAGTAGCTGCTGTAGCTGCCGCATATTTTTTATATCCTTTGTAAGCTCTTCCTGCTTGAGCTGCTCTTGCCCAAGGCATAGCTAAATAAACTGGGTCAGTAACCATAACTAATGCACGACCACTTAATACAGCTCCATCTGCGTCATATTTACCATCTTTAAATTCAGGAAACTCTTCAAATATTTTTTGCTGTCTTTCTCTTTCTATTTGTTGTATAGTTTTAGGACTAAAAGCAGCATATGTAAGTCTACCTACATCACCAAGTAAATAAGTTTCTTGAGCAGCACCATACTGAGCTTTTCGTAAAGCAGTAGGTTCATCTATACTAGGTTGAGAAACAACACTAGTATCAGCTTCTTTCATAAAGAAAGGTCTGTTAGTTTCTTTCTCTTCTTTTTCTTCTGTTATAGGAGATTCTACCGAAGAACTTTCTAAACTCTTCATGTAGAAAGGTCTATTATTGTTATCCATATTATTCTTCTGTGATTGGTCTAAATCTAATAGTGGTTACTGGTCTATCAAACTCATTTACTACTGTATCAGGATAAGACTCATATTTTGTTCCATCTTGAGTAGTTATAGTGTCTCCAACACTCATCATATTATTACCACCAGTTCCAAACATTTCTTGTTGAGAACCACTTGGAGCTTCGTAAGATAAATTATTAAGATAATCAGCTGTTACTAAATTTTTTTCTATAGCTTCAGATAAGTTCATTTTAGAAACATCTGGAACAATTTCTTGCATTTGATTATCTACAGATTTTTTATCAAATACTTCTGAAGAACCAGATTCTTGAGTGCCTAACCATATATTATATTGTTCCATAACTGAAGAAGGTATAGCACTTTTTTGTGCTTCATCTAACTGTGGTAAAAGTTCTTGTAAAGATTTAAATGTGTCTGTTTCACCACCTATAGTGTAACTCTGACCATCTTCAGAAACAGTTGCAATTTCAGATTTAATTTCACTTGCTTCTTCTTGAGGATATAATATTTCTGCAACTTTAGCATCTAAAATAGAAGCAACAGCAGCCATTGTTTTTCCTTCATCTTCTCCAAATTGTTCTAAAGTTTTATTTAGCTCTTCTTGTAAGTATGGCATAGTATCTACCATTACATTTGTATCATCTATTGATTTTACTTTATCAGGTAAACCAACATAAAGAGGTAAAATATGTGCAGGAATAATATAAGTTCCTTCTACTGGATTATCAGGTCCGAAAGTATCTGTGCTTAAACTAATAATTCTTCTAGGTAATTCAAATTCTAATCTTTGAAGTAATGCCTGTTTATTATTATTAGCATCATTACCTGTTTCCCATCCAGCTTTATGATAATTAGCTTCTGCTATTTCCATTATTAAAGTTTGAGTTCTATTATATAAATGAGCACCTTCTGCTTTAGTTCCTAGTACTTTACTTCCTGCATAATCAGAAAGAACTTCTAAATCAGCTTTAGGAAGAGTAGCTTGAATAGCATTAAATGTATCTTGAACAAAAGCACTAGATTGGTCATCTGTTTGAGATTTAAAATTATTTTCTATTCTGTTAAAAATAGCTGTTTGTGATGCTTTATCACTTTTTTCGTCAGACGTAAGAAGGTCGTCATCTTGATATACTAAAGGAAAAGCAGCTGGGATATTTAAATTTATAGTCTCACCAGAGTTTTTACTAATTATAGCTGTTCCAGCAACTGTTCCTTCTTCAGCAGAAGATTCTGGTCTAGCTTTAAACTCTACTTCTACTTTATCATCGCTACTACGGAACGGAGAATCAAGAGCTTTTTGATACCCACTATTCATATCTGCTTGTAGTGTTTCTAAAGCTTTAGAACCTTTGTCTTCTTTATTAAATAATTTTTGAGATAACGTAGAAAAAGTTCCTTTAGATATATCTTCTTCAGCTTTAGTAACTAAACTTTCATCATAAAAATCTGATAGTTGTGGTTTAACAGGCATAGCATCACCAATGTATTTATAACCTGTAACTTTTCCATCTTCTCCTGTTACTTCTTGAATTCTAGCCATTTCATTTTGTAACTGTAAATCTAAACCACTACCTGTTTCTATTTTCGTACCAGTAGAAGGTATAATACCTTTAACAGTTAACGCACCTAAAGCTATTTCTCTTTTTGTACTTCCAAGAGCTGATGAAGAAGCTAAACTTTGTAAAGCATTATTCATTTCACCAGTTTTTTCAGAATCTACTCTGTACTGTTCTTGTCTATTTGCAAATAATAAGTCAGCTCTTTGTCTAAAATATTCTTTATCTTTGGCTAATTGTTCACCTCTTTGTTTTATTAATTCTTGTCTTTCTTTTAAAGCATCGCCTGCTAATTCTCCAGAAACTTGTAAAGCTCCTTCTGGGTCTTTATGTAACATATAAGCAGCACCTCCAGCAAGTGCTAACTTTGCTGCTTTTTTTAAAAAATTATTATTATCTTCAGCCATTACTCTATTTCCTTTTCTTGTTCAGTGCCTATTCCTAATTCTTCTGCTGTTGGCAGCTCTTCTACTTTTGCAAGCAATGAAGGTTCAACACTAGACTTTCTAATTTTTTCTGGTTTAATATCTTTTAATTTTTTTTCTGATTCTTCCATATATACATTTTTTTGTTCATCATCTAAATCTTCATCTTCTTCTGCATAAATAACAGGTTCAATATCATTTTGTTCTGCAATAGCAATAAGAAGATACATTAAAGGTTCAATAGATAATAATAAAAGGTCAGGATTAATTTTACCATTAGCCATAGAGGTATAAAGTATCATTTGTGTTAACTCATCAATAGGAGTGCTATCTAAAAATAAACCTAATAACTCAATGTAATTTTCTTCTTCTGTTATTTTTAAAAATAAATCTTCCATAAACGGTCTAACCTCTGAATATTGTGAAGGTCTTTCCCAAGGAAATTTACTATCAGGAGACATAGTTAAACTTTCTCCAGGAGTAGGAGAATCAAAAGGGTCTACAGAAGTACCATCATCTGTGGTAATCATGTTAGCTATTTCTTCTGGCACTTCTCTATTTTCTATAGGTTGTATATTTTCTTCTTCTTCCATTTTTATTTTATCCTTTTTAATAAATCATCTAGTGGGTTTTCTGGTAAGTTAAATTCTTCTTTTCTTTTCTTTTCTTTTTCTTTTCTGAGTTCATCGAAGTCAAACTCAAGTTGTTCTTCTGTATTGTTTGGTTTTTTTGGCGATTCGTTTTGGCTGCTTAACATGTTGTTTTCCCTTTCGAGTTCCCTTACGTTTAGCTCTTGACGTTGCTGCATATTCTGCAGGTGTCAAAGCCTTAATAGCGGCAGACGGTAGATATCGTTCTCCTGTCTCTGAAGATTTCTTACCTGACTTAGTTCGCCACTTCTGTTTAGTCCAAGACTTAAGACTTCTTTGACTTTTTTTTAGTGCCATCGTGTTTCTTCTTTAAACTTTCTTTTGCTTTTTTTGCAATCCTTGCTTGTTCTGGTTTGCCACCAAACTTACTTCTTTGTTCCATGACCGTGAGTATCTGTATCTTTCGAGCATATGGTTTATTGATTCGTCTAACTTTTGCGACAGTAGCTCTAGCATCAGCAGGTGTGGCATATTTTATTCTAACAGTATCTTTAGGGTTTTCGTCAGTATATAAACGACGACCACTACCTTTTGGTTTTTTTCCTGTTCCTACTTTCGGGTCTTTTTTTAATGACTTTGACATGTTTTTGGTCTTCCAATATTTTTTCTAAAGTTGCTGCTTGACTAGCATGTAGCTTAGAAGCTTTCTTTAAACCTTTAATTATTTTATTTAATCTTGTAGTATAGTGAGGCATTATTTTATTTCCTTTAATGGTCTCTTTGGTTTATTAATAACAGCTCCACCTTTATTGTAACCCATTCTTTGAGCTACTTCTGGTGCTTTTTCTTTTAGTGCTCTTAGTCCAGCACCCTTTGAACCTTCTGGTATTGGTTTAGCCACGATATCCTCCTCCTGCTTTCTTATAAGCTTTAGCTAACATTTGTGCTTTGCGGGCTGACCATTGTCCTGGTCCTCCACCTTTACTACCTGCTTTTATTCTGGCAAATATTCTTTTTCTTAAACCAGGTTTTGTATAGTTACCTGCTTGATTTACTTTACTTTTAGATTTTTTTGCAGCCATTAAATTAACCTCCAATATTCTGCTAATTTTTCTTGAGAAGATTGTCTATTTTTTTCTAAGTCTTTCTTTTTATTTTTTATAATTTGAGACTTATATTTAGGTGTTCTTAATTCTTTAGCCACTGGGTTTTTCATTCTATAATTTTTTTAATCTTTAATCTTCCCATATCTTCATACACTTCTGCTTTTACTTCCTTACAACTCATGTATATTCCTTCTTGTCCCTCTCCTATATTTCTAGAGATAATACGTTTCTGTTTAAGACAATCACTAAGACCCTGTGTAGGAACCATTTCTACGGTCGAACCATTCTGTATCATCAGAATTGCAAAGACAACTTTAATGGTTTCCATTCTTTCTTTCCTCTAAGTCTATTAATCTTTCTTCATGAAACTGTATGACCATATCATTCTTAAGTATCATTGGAATCTCTGACTCCATCTGTTCTTTAAGTTTGTCTACATTTTCCCCAAGATACTCAACTAACATGTAAAGTTCTTGGACTTGTGGACTAACCATTCCGCCCTTGGGAACAGAATCTATAAAAGTATTAGCAGCTTCAAGGTCTTTCTCCATCAGCTGTAATTTTGTTTCTATATTATTAAGTCGCTCAACGACTCCAAACCCGAACCAAGCACCCACAAGACAAGCGCCAATAATAGTAATAAGGTTACGCGCTGGCATTGAGATAGGGGTGTTTTCATTTATATCTAACCTTTTCATTTTACCATTTAACTTTGTCAGCCCAATAAGCTGCAGACATTTTACCTTTTCTAATATTCTTACCGTGCCTAGCTTTAAAAGATTTACGTTTAGCTTTCATTCTAGCTGACTCACCTGCTTTAGGTTTACCTGCAGTCTTTGCTCCTTTTTGACCAAACCTAATTGTTTTTATTTTAGTACCTTCTTTTGCTACAACAATGTGAGACTTCTTAGGATGATTAGGAGTTCTTTTTGGTTTATTATATCCAGATACTCCAGCTCTTTTTAATCTAGAATCTTTAGACATTAAGCTAACCTATAATCTTGATTTCCTCTTAAGTCTAGTTGTTGTCTTTCAAAACCATCTGCAAGAGTTTTAGTTAATAACGCACCACTTTTATTGTAACTTCCTTTTGTATCTCCATAACTAGAATTAAATGCATTTAAAGAAGCATCACCATATCCAGTTTGACCATATGCATATTGTTCTTCATCAGCTGATGCTGCTAAATAAGAACTAGCATAATCTAATGCTTTAGTTTTACCTTTATCAAGTAAACTAGAACCACTTTCTACAGCACTAGAATCAAACACAGGAACATCTCCTACATTAGTATAACTTCCTGTATTAAACATAGAGACATCACTGACACCTCCTTTTGCAGAAGTAAGTTTTGCTTTTGCACCAGTATAACTATACCCACCTGGAGCACCAGGAGCATCACCTGGATTAAATGCAAAGTCTCCTGATGTAGCATAATCAATATCATATACAGTACTAACTTTACCTGGTCCTGCAACTTGTTCTACTGATACCATACCATTATTTTTTGTATATTGATGTGCACTATAATCATCAAGTTTGTATTGTTGTTTAATAGTGTTATGATACTTTTGAGCATCAGCTGTCATTTGATTATAAATACCTGTTTTGTTCCAAGCTGCGTTTAAAATTTTATATGACTGTGCATTAGCAGCGTTAGCTACTGCCGCATTAACACCTCCAGTTTGAACTACACCACTAGCACCTGCAACAAGACCAGACTGTCCTGGAATTGTAGCTGCAGATTTAAATACTTGTTGAGCAACTGTACCAGGAGCACCACGAGCACCAGTTAAAACAGTTTGAGATACAAATTTTTGTGTACCCATTCCTGCTTTACCAGTAAGCACATCTTTAGTTCCTCCTAAAAAATTACCCCAACCTTCAGCAAAGTTTCCTTTACCAAAACTTCCTATAGTTTTAGATAATGTTTGAGTTATACCTTTATAAGTACTACCTACAAATTGAGCACCTCTATAAGCATAACTTCCTAAAGTTTTCATAGCACCTGTTAGTCCTGAAGTAAATCCAGGGGCCATTCCTCCAGGCATAAGAAAACTTCCAAGGTTACCCCATGCTGTACTAGCTATACCACTTAAACCTCCAAGTAACCAAGGCATAGCAAAAGACATGGCCATCATACCTATTGGTCCTATCTTATTACTAAACTTAGCAAACTTAGTTATTGCACTTTTACCGAATTTTTCAATTCCTTTCCATGCGTCTTTAGCAAGTCCTTTTATTCCTTTAGCAACTTTTTTAACAACTTTAGTAATAGGATTTTTTTTAACAATCTTTTTTACTTTTTTAACTGCTTTTTTTACTTTTTTAACAAACGAACCCATAATTTTTTTCTCCTTTTGTAAATGCGTGTCCTATTTTTTTAACTTTTGTTTGACCAAACTTATCTTGTCCAAGTCTTATCCAATTTATTTTTTTCTTATCTCCAAATTTTTCTGCAAGATTTCTTTGTGTCCATCTATGTAATGTTAAAATATTTCCGTCATTACATATTGTATCCATATGCCATATATGTTTACCGTTATTCCACCAACTATCATCTTCTATCATTCCAGTTTTTTTAAACTTATTAGCTGAGTCTGTATTCATAAAAGCCCAACTAGTATAAGCAAAAGGTATATCTCCTCTTCTAAAAACTCTATATTGATTAAGTTTTATTGGTGGTAAAACTTGTTGTAAGATGTGTTCTACATCTCCTTTAAATATATTTTTATAAACTTTTGCAGTTGACATTAAATGAACTGCAGCTTCTACATCATTCATTATTTTTATAATAAAGTTATAGCGTAACTTGCTAAATTTTTAATAGCAGTATATCTATCTTTTTCTGCAGATTGTTCATTACCTAAAGCTGCAATAGCTACTTTAGCTTTTCTGTCTTGGTCATTTTCAGATGCTTCATATTCCCATTTAGCTGCATCTCTCATTTCTTGCCATAAAAAAGATAAACCTTGATTACTTAAATTAAATGCATTCATAGCATTAGCTTGATTAACTGCATTTACACCTGCAGTATTAGCTGTATTTGTTTGTCTTCTCCATTGTACATTTGATTGCTCAATAGCCATAGAGTTTTGAATATTAAATTGGTCTTTTTGAAAAGCTAAATTAGAATTAAATTGGTCTATTTGTGTATTAAGTTGGTCAGTTAATTTTTCTGCTTCAAGTTGATTACCAGCATTAACTTGTGCTACTTGATTTTTTTGAGTAGCATTAAACTGAGACATAGCATCAGCACGAGCAGAATTTTGTTGAGCAATATTAGCTGCAAGATTAGCCATAAACTGGTCAGTTTGTGATTGACTAGTAGCATTAAATTGTCTAGATGCATTATTAGCAGCTTGGTCAGATAACATAGCTTGTTGTCTTTGTTGTGCAGTTAACATAGCAGCTTGTTGATTATTACTAAGATTAGTCATATCAAGATTTAAAAATGCTTGTGCATTTAATACTTGAGCTTGTTGTCTATTATTTAATTCAGACATATCCATAGCTGCAAGATTAGCTGCGTTTTGCATAACAGCTTGTTGAGAATTATTTAAATTTTGTAATCCAAATGTTCTAAATAAATTAGAGTTAGATATAACAGCTTGTTGTTTATTATTAAGATTAAGAACATCAAGACCTGCAATAGTTTGAGCATTAGCAAGAGCAACTGACTGTTTGTTATTCATTCCTGCTAACTCCATTTGTTGTTGGAGCTGTGCATTAGTTACTGCACCTTGTTGATTATTAGCAAGGTTTTGTAATCTTACTGCTTGTTGTTGTTGTGCAGTTGCAATAATAGATTGTTGTTGATTACCAAGATTAGCCATTAACAACTGTTGTGTATTACCTGCAGTTTCTATAGCAGCTTGTTGTTGAAATTGTGCACCAGTTAACTGTGCTTGAAATTGTTGTTGTTTAGTTAGTACTTCAGCTTGTTGTTGATTGTTAAGATTAGCCATAGCAGCTTGTTGTAACTGTGTAGCATTTGCTTGTGCAATAGGAATAGCACTTTGAATAATAGCATTTACTAAAGCTTCTCTACCAATAGAAGAACGACTCATTCCTCTTGATGCAAGATTTTTATCTACAGCTTCAACTGCTCCTCTTGCCCATGTAGGAATAGTACCACTATCAATACCATCTAATAATTTTTCCATTTGACCTGACACAAGTGTATCAGCAGGAAGTGAAGCTATCTGTGCATTAACCGCAGCAGGCTGACTAACAGTAGCAGCAGTTATAGCAGAAGGATTAGTTCCTATAGCTCTACTAATATTACCTGGAAGACCTGCAGTTTGTGCAGTAATAGTTGCTTTCTGTCCAGTAATAGCAGCAGATAAAGTTTGCGGATTAACATTACCTTGTGCTGCTTGAGCAATAGCTTGAGATACAGGATTAGCTGTAGCAGCTGTAGCAGTACCAGTTACAGTTCCTCTTGTTTGAGCAGCTACTTGTCTATTTGCAGCTAGGTTAGCTTGTGTAGCTCCAGTTGCAGCAGTTGGAGTTCCTACAGTAGCAGCAGTCATTGTTCTTTGAGTTAAAGCACTAGGAGCACTTGTAGCTGATGTCTGTCCAGCTGCAGCTGTAATATTAGCAGGTGCTGTTACTTTTTGTTGTCCTGCAGTAGTAGTTCCAGCAGCTGTAGGAGATTTCATTAGTTCATTAGATTGAACAGTTTGCTTTGTATATTTTTGTTTAGCTGCTGCTGCTATCTTAGGGTCAGATACCTGGTCACTAAGATAATTAGGTATTGCTGTATTTTTTATCATCCCTCTAGCTCTGGATTCGCTTGGTATCTTACTTGCCATAACTATCTTCTCTTTCCTTGTCCTCTATACTTTTTAAAACTTGCTTTCTTTTTTTTATTCATAGTACTAGTTATTGGATTACGACCTATTGAAGTTCCTTTTAATACAGGAACATGCCCTTCTTGTGATTTCCAAATTTTTGCCATACTACATTAAACTTCTTACAATAAGGTAACACATCTGAGCAAAAACAGTTCCGCCTACTACCCATATAAACTTTGATAGTCTATCAATATCTTGAGACATGTGTTCAAGATGGTTATCTTTTATAGTGTCTATTTTTTGATGAATTAATTTTAAATCACCTTCTATACGAATAATGGCTTCTTTGTTTTCTTGCTCAGTTGACATAGTATTAACTTTCTTTTTTAACTTCTTCTTTAACTTCGGTAGAAAGTTCTTTAACTTCTTCTTGAAGAATAGAAGAGTAATGACTAACTAATATATCTAAGTTATTTAAATCTGCTAACACAGCATTTTTTTTCTGTGCTAAAGTTTGTAACTGTGCAAATGAAAACTTACCTTTATCATTTAGTTTAGTTTCATCATATTCTTTATCGTCTAATTTAAACATTTATTATTGTCCTTTTTCTTCGCCCAATAATTTTTATTAATCGCTTAATGTGCTAACATCAAAACTATTGTCAACTGTATCAACTGCTGGTGGGTTTTGGTGTACGTTATGTTTCTTTGCAAACATATCATCCCAATGTGCCTCATCCATAAGTGTCAACAGTTCAGCTTTTGTATAATCACCTGGTACTTTTGATGGTGCATCTATCTTTTCAGATTTATTAAATGTATGAGAAAAGTCACCGTCAGTATATTTATACTCAACGGACCATTCTGTTACATTACCATCAGCATTTACTTTAGGTTTAGCTGATATCCATGTTTTAGTTACTGCCATATTATTCTCCTTTTAGAGTGTTTACTTCATTTTGTAGAGTTGTTACTTGAGCCGACAACTCTTGTACGGCTTTTATTAATGGTACAGTCAGTGTAGCATATTCAATAGACTGTTTGCTTGAGTATGCAACTTTATGTCCAGAAAAACTAACACCAAGTTCATTACAAACAGCTTCAAGTTCTTGAGCTATTAAACCATCAAATACATTATCTTTTTCTTCTTCTTTAATTGGTTTTTTATTACCATCTTCAAAGATATCAGCATACTCCGCTGGATTACGCCTTTTAAATTTTCGAGGTTTTAGTTTGTTTACAAAATCTAATCCTAAATCTCCATCAACAATATCTTTTTTTATTCTTTCATCAGAGTATGTGCTAAAAGAAACTTGTCCTTTAATTGCAGTAACATTTGTGTTTCCAATATGTACTTCATTACCTTGTCCTGATGTTATGTCAGAACCAAGGATAGTTGTATTATCTTCATTGTCTGCTGATGAATGAGGTCTTGAATTATAACCTACAATAGTACAATTATCTCCACTACCTACATAAGAAGCACCAGCATCCCTACCTATCAAGGTATTATTATTTCCAGTGTCCATTCCAGTTGCGGCAAGCCTGCCTACTACAACATTTCCAATTCCTGAAGTTAAATCGTTCGCTGCCTCCTCACCAATTAATATGTTTTTATTACCAGAATTAACCCCTACTCCAGCATTTTTACCTATGCAAACATTTTCAGAACCGCCAACAATTCCATTACCAGCTTGCATACCTAATGTAGTATTATTATTGCCAGTCATACTATTAGCAGACATAGAATTATAACCTATTGCAGTATTATTATCACCAGACGTTAATCCATCTAAAGCATAGTTACCTACTGCTACGTTAAATTCTCCACCAGCTACTGAGCCACCAAGTGCGTGAGTACCAATAGCTAAGTTATGGTTTTCGGTATCTGCATCATCATACGTTGTATAACCAATGGCAATAACATGACTGCCTGTTGTATTTTGTTCTGCTGCTTGATAACCAATAGCAATAGTTTCAGACATACTTGTTGCTTCTTTTGCTGCTTCTTTTCCTATAGCAACATT